TATGTTCTATAAGCATTTCGACATACAAATCGCGTTCAAATGGTATTAAATTTTCAATTTCACTAATAGAATATTTATGGTGTTGTACTAGTGCAAAGATGACCTTATAATAATTAGAAATATTATTATGGATCATCATTAGGTAAAAAAACTTTGCATTCCTTCAATTACTTTTTCAACTTGTGTACCATCAGCTCTCGTATATTTAATATTATGCGACAGCTTTGGTAGTGTGTTTAAGAATACTTCAAGTTCACGCATACTTTTAGATGATAATGAATTGATAAAATCTTCTTGTTCTTTCTTCGTGTGATCCTTCAATAAAACAACTTCATCGTCCCCAATGAGAATTTCAACAATTGAAGATGTGATCATTTCCATCATTCCATCCTCATCGTTGTCATGACTTGCAATCTTTTGTACCATATTATAACTAGGATCTCTCAAGACAATTGAAATATCATCCGTAACTTTGATCGCATATTTGTGATCTGGATTAAATTCCACTTGTATATCATCTAAGTTTACTTCAACATTGTATTCTTGTTCATCAACATCGTCTTTGACAGTCAATTCGATAACATTGTTAACCGATCTTGCTCTAAGATGCAAGAAAATATACTCAATATCATATGTTGGTAGATCATCTATATCAAGTTTCGTTAAAAGACAATTGTTGATAATTTGTTTAATTGCTTCAACAACATCATCCTGCTCCTGCGATTGAGCAGCCATCAATAAGATTTTCTCTTCTTTGACGGTAAATGGTCGATATTTGATACTCTTTTTACCTTGCGACGAAGGTAGTTTCAAAGTAAATGTAGGCGAATCAATTATAGGTAAAGCCATAGTTTAGTTCACTCCATTATAATCCTAATCCCCTTGATGTTGTTCTGACAGTTGTTCCAAGGTTAATTAGGTCTTGTAAATTACGAGGTCTTCGTACACTATTTATTACTCCAGCAATAGAAGCAATCTGAGCGAGTCTGCTGAAGAACCCAACAGACGATTTGAAGTGCACGGGTGTTGTTGCTCCAGCAATATCCAATGTGTGATAATCATAACGTATTTGAACTGGAACACGAATTACTTCATTGTTGTTTTCCCAACCAACAGCAACGTCTCCAAGAGTTACTGGAAATGCATTATAAAATTTATATGTCATCGTTTGTGTACCAGCCATATTGAATCCTAACAACTCAATTGTTGTTTGATAATCTTCTTTGTATGCAATCTCTCTCCACGCGCGACCAGTTGTTGTCTTATCGGGGGCTTGGGTGTTGCCACCTTCAACAATAAAGTCCAACCACTGTTGGAAGAAATTGACAATTTGGTAATTAGAATCACCATAGAATGTTAACGATAATGGGCCAAATGTTGTACCTGTTGGCATTACTGACACTTCACCGTACGAGTGTCTTTTATAGTCGAAAGATGTTAAAGATCGGTCTGGTAAGTTAGCACCATAGCAAAACATTGAAAGCTCTTGAGATGTTGGACTAGTTCCATTGAACCCAAACGATGGTGGAGTAATTCTAACTGCAAATCTTGAACTAGATCCTATACCATCAAATTTTCTTGATGATATTTGTGATCTAAACTCGGATACGTTAAATGTCATTGTTATCTTCCTCTAACCATTGCTCTTGAGTCTCTATACACTTGATTTTTACGGACACGTTTTCCATTTTCGTAGAATCTTTCAAGTGGAAGAAACAACGCTATATCCCATTCAGAGGGATGAATGTAAATCAGTCTTGACTCAACTTTATTAACTAAATAACGATGTACTGTTGGTTTAAACCAACGAAATCTTGCAGCACCGTTAAGAATATCATAATTCATACGGAGCCTTGTTTGTTCATCATACCTCTGGTTTGTTGTTAATGAATATAAAGCATCCATTAACTGTGCGCGATATTGCAAAGGCAAATAGTGCATATTGATACCTAGCCAACCCTTGTCAACTCTTTTAAATGGAAAGACGAGAGGAAATCTATCATAATAAGGAAGGGTCTCTTTGTGCTTTGGATCATAGTGATATAAGTACATATCACCAATGCGAATCTGAGACCGATTACGATCTGGGTCAGACCTTAAAAGTTTTCCGGGCTGTAGTGTTGTAATCTTAGACGCTGCATCGCGATACCACTCGCGTGCTTCTTGTGTACGAGATGGAATTTGTCCAGCACGAACACCTTGCGTTAAGATTCTGTCAAATACTGTCGCCAACTGTTTGCTTCTCCTTTTTCGGTCAGAACGATAAATGTCCAACCTCTATCATCACAATACTCTTGTGCTGCCCGCCACTTTGATAAATTAGTGCCCCAAGTTTTCACTTCTTCAATATACCTCTTTGTTAGCTTTGTAGCCCTCTGAGGAGGTACAGATTGCACTGCGGGTTTAATCTCTACAAGAGTCACATCATTATTTATTTTCTTTATCCAGAAGTCTGGGAAATATCTATGTCGTTTACCATCTATCAGACTACGATAAGTTATGACAACTTCCTCTGATGCCCATTGAGCAATCTCTGGATGTGTATCACATCTTCTCATAAACTTCAACTCCCACAAACTCCTATAAATAATATTTGTGGGATCGCCTTTGTATTTTTTAGGGTTAGATGGTCTAAATCTTCCTTTGTAAGCCATAGAGTTTTCACTATAAATAGTCTAAATAAGTATTTATAAGGGTTCAAGTATGCTACCTCCTCCTCAATCGCGAATGAGAACACCAGAAGAAAAGCGTCTTGCTAGTAAAAACGATAAATCAATGGCGCAACAACAGTTTCCAAGTGATATTGGTACGCACTCAATGGTTTTATTATTCAAAGAATATGATTATGCAAAAGCAACAAAATCTAACGCAGAACAAACTATAACAGATTCAATTATGCTCCCTCTTCCAGAGCAATTGTTAGAAACATCTTCGTTTAAAGGGGGTCCGACAGAACTTGGAATAGGCGGTAATGCAGCTCGAATTGGTACTTCAAAAATAGCAAATGCCATTAGTCAGGCTAAGAGCGCTGCTGAGTTATCAGAATTAGTTGCTTTCGAGCTAGAGGCGGTGGACACCAATGACCTCAAAAAACTTGGAACTATGGCGTTTGCAGAAGCTGCTAAAGCTGCCGCTCAAGCGTTAGGGGCAGGAGGCCTTGTAACAGGGGCTCAAATTGGGGCTGGTTATGTTACTAACCCATACGCTGCTGTTTCTTTTGAGGGTGTTAATCTTCGGACATATGCTTTTGACTGGACTCTTGCTCCAAGAACGAGAGCAGAAACTAGTACAATTAAATCGATTATTAATACAATTAAAATGGCAATACATCCAGAGTACAAAGGATTTGGACAAGGGGACAAAACGTTTTTAAAATTTCCAAACGTCCTCCATATTAAAATTAATGGACAACCAGACCCAATAACATTTAAACCTTGCATGGTCAATCAATTTACAGCCAACTATGTTGGTGCGGGAGAGCATGCGTTTATGGAAGGTGGTGATCCTGCTGTATGGAAACTCAATATGTCCGTAACGGAGATGGAAATCTGGACTAGAGAAGATTATAAAGAATCAAAATATACAGAACCATTTGGACGTAACAATGGACAAATAGGATAAACGATGTCTGATTATTTTAAATACTACCCACAAACACCATACAAATTTGCTAATAGTTCTTTCTCTATTGCAAAGTCTGTTAGTAACATTTCAATTAAAACTGCTATTACAACATTCTTACCCCAAGATGATCCTTATTTGTTTTTAAAATATACGGTAAAAGAAAATGAAAAAGCTGAAGAGATAGCTGATTTCTACTATGATGATCCTGGATTTGTTTGGTTAATATATTTTGCTAATAATATTATTGATCCGTATACACAATGGCCAAAATCGTATGAAGACTTTTCTGCTTATTTTAGAAAGAAGTATCAGAGCCAAGCCCAACCAGTAGGAACAGATCCAGTGATATGGGGACAGAATACATTACGTACTGATAATATTGTTCATTGGAAAAATACTGATGACGAAACAATGTTAATTAGTCCAGATTCGTATGTTAGAGCACAAACGTTTAATAACGATTTTGTTGCTGGCGATTGGACTGCAGTTCGTTATTTTGATTATGAAATGGAAGAAAATGAAGAAATGCGAACGATATGGCTAATTAATGAGATTTATGCTCAAACAGCCAAAGAAAATTTGATAAGGCTGGTCAATGGCTAAAACTGAATATGACGTAGGTCACTATAAAATACACAAAGCTGTAATTAGAAGGATTGGTACAGATCAAGAAATCAATATAGCTAATTTTATAGCTGCGTTGAGTTTTTCTGAATCAATTAATTCACCTATGCTCATTGGTAAAGTGTTAATAGCTGACACGTTTGATTTTATTCATAAAATACCTCTACTTGGTGAAGAAATACTATATTTAGAATACACAGATTTTTTTGACAACAGAGTACGTCAAACGTTTTATATTAATAGTGTTGATAGTTTAAGTCCTCCCGATCAAAGTCAAGGTATGGGATTGGGATATTATTTAAACATTTCATCTATTCAATTTCTTCTTAGTGTAACAAATCTTATTCAAAAAAGCTACACTGGGACTGTAAGTGAAATAGCTGAGAGAATATTTAACGAATATCTTAATAACGATGAATATCCAGCAACACTTGATATAGAAGATACTACAGGAACACAAGTACTTGTTATACCAGCGTTGTCACCATTTGATGCTATAGATTTTTGTAGAAGACGAGCATTTAGTTCTGATAATAAATCTTCCGACTTCCGGTTTTTTACAACAAAAGAAAACGCTTATAAATTTATTACAATAGAACAACTATTAACAGACACAAAGTCATTAGCGTTTGAATATTTTTATGATCCAGCCCTAAATGCAAACGGCGGATTTCAAAACCGTAGCCAAGCAATGCGAAGTATCCAATCAATAGTTTTCCCACAAAGGTTTAATTTTGCTCGCGAGCTAGCCAGGGGTGGAATAAAAAATGATATTGTTGAGATTGATCTATTAACTAAACAGTATATTCATAATGAATACGATCACCAAGAAAATTTAGATCAATTCAAACACCAAGACGACACAATACAAAGCAGGATTCATACACCAAGATTTATTGAAAAATATATGAGCGAGGTTGTTACATCAAATCTTGTATTCAAAGACTTTACACGAGACACACAAAATTACAAAAACATTCTTGGACCAAGAATATCAACTCAATATTATTCAGACATGATAACGTGTGAAATTGAAATATATGGACGAAATGATTTGAGTGTAGGCGACACAATGCATTTGAAAATACCTCAGTTTCGAAACCTCGAACAACGGGCAGAGAATGAAACAATGGGCGGGTATTGGACGGTTCACACAATAAATCACAATTTCACAGATAAAGATTATAAATCTAGTGTAACATTATTCAAGTCAGTGTATAAGAAAAATACTGTCGAAACTCTTGCAGAAATTTCAACGTAGGATATATCATGGCACAAAACGGATTTAAAAATTTACTTTGGTTTATGGGAGTTGTAGAAGATAGATACGACCCTCAAAAACTTGGTCGTGTTAAAGTTCGATGCTTTGACATACACCCCGATAGTAAAGAACAAGTTCCCACTGCCGATCTCCCATGGGCTATTCCTGTCTTAGGAACATATAACATTGATTACAAACCACCATTAGAAGGATCGTGGGTTTTTGGTTTCTTTTTGGATGGTGCTGATGCTCAACACCCAATGTTGCTTGGTGTTATGCCTGGTATGCCTACAACACCAGTTGATAAAACAAAAGGATTTAATGCAGAGCACGATAATAATCCAGCGGCAAAAGATATCTATCAGCCAGACATACCAAGAACTGCTAGGGCTGAGAGTGTTTTAGATACTCATGTTGCCGAACGACTAACAACACGAGAATCATATAGTCGGGTTGATGACAATGGCGAACCATTTACTTTGTGGGAAGAATCGATAACATCATATAATACACAATATCCATATAATAAAGTATATTCAACTGAAGGCGGTCATAGTATCGAGATGGATGACACACCAGGTTCTGAAAGAATTCTTGTTCATCATAAGTCTGGGTCGTTTATTGAGATTAAACCTAATGGCGAAATACAGATGAGAAGTCAAGGCGATACTGAGACTGTTGTGTTAAAAAATAATACACTATTTGTTAGAGGTAACAATACAGTATTTGTTGAAGGTTCAAATGAAGTATATGTTGATGGTCATTCTAAGATAACAGTTGATGGCGACTTACAAACAGAAGTTCATGGTGACTATCGATTGAATGTTGCTGGTGGTATCTATCTTAACTCTGGCGATATTTTCTCTCAGAAGTCGTCTAGCATTCGACAAGAAGCAGCCCTAGAAAGTATTAATCTATACGGTAATAAAAATATACAGTTACAGACGAAGGAAGGAAATATGT